CAAGCAAAGTAGCGAAAGCCGTGCTTGGCGTATATCCAGAGGTTATGGCAAAATTGGCAGGTGGACAATAATCGACCATTCCGGTAGACTATTGCTTGCCAAATCCACCAAATCTGGTATAATAGAGTCTTGTTCAGTTAATAAGGAGAAAAAAAATGGTTTGGACTTGTAATAAATGTAAAAAATGGCATTGGCAGTTTAATAATTGTCCTAAAGACAAGAAAAATTAAAATAAGAGAGCAAGGGGTTAACCCAGTAAAATGGTCAACTATTAAGCTTAATGGTTGCCAAATCCACCAAATCTGGTATAATCCAACCATCAAATCAAAAAGGAGATTTTATGACTACAACCAACTACACTTTCCCCTGTGATTCCGTTAACGGTTTGACGCTTACCCAGAAGCGTGCTGCTATTAAGGCTCTTAAGGAAGCTATCAAGCAAGACCTAGTTTTTAACCGTGAATTTAGAGCTGAACTAAAAGCAGTAAAGGTACAAAAAGCTGCTGCTCGCCGTGAAGCCGCCATCCAGAAAGCTCAAGAGAAGCTTCAACGCTTGCTCGACAAAGCCAATCCAGTAGGTACCAAGGCTCTCAAAGCCAACCGTAAACCATCCGCCGTTATCATTACCCCAGGAGTTTAAATTATGACCAAACCTCGCTTCACTTTACACGAAACCAATGTTCTTTCCATGGAACTGATTAAAACCATTAAACTTAAAGCCGTCAAAGGTGGAATGGCTAAGGATTTAAATGATTATGCTAGCACTCATCCTTACGTAATCGGATATCTGGAATCATTCATTTCCACGCTAATGCTAGATAATCCGGAATTGGTCGCAGAGGTGCAGAGACGCATTCGCAATTCACAGGAGCAAGCATGATAGAAAAGACTGTGTTTGCTTTTGTATACATTTCCGGTATCATTGTAATGCTTTTGGATTTGTTTTATTGGCGTCCGTTCTAATTTGAAAACAAAAGTATACAGACCGCTTTAAAGCGGTCTTTTTTTTGGTTTGAAAACAAAAGTATTAGAAATGCGAGACACTGTAATGCTTTAGTAATACTGCGAGCGAGTATGTATAATAAAAAAGTTCTCCCCAGGTCAAACTGATTATTCCCAATATTTTTTTTTGGCCGGATCTCAGGATTTCGAAATTTTTTTCTGGAGCCCCTCCAGAGGATTATAAAAATTCCTCTAAGGTACCCGGTGTTTTTTTCCTTTTACTTTCCTGGTAATTCTTCTGTTCTATATTCTGTTTGTGCCTCTTATCTGATATAAACACTCTGTCAGTTTCTGTGGACCATGGAAGTAGTTCCTGTTTACCATAAGTTGGCCATTCCATAGTTCTCCACTTCAGTTTCTTCTTAGTAATAATATTTTCATAACTATCTAAGATTTGTGCCTTAAGGTTTGCATAGAAGTAACAATCAGGAAATTTATTGATACCAAATTCTTCTTCGCCATATAATGTACCGTATGAGATTGAAGTTCTTTTCTCTTTAGTTTTAAAGTGGTAATTAAGGTCTATTAAATCTTTGAATTCGTCTTCAACATACCGAAACCATTCACCTTGTATATGAAGGTGAGCATATTTCCTATGTAATTCAGTTTCTACTTTAAAGCTATGTTTCTCGGACTTACAATCAATATGATGAATAACTATAAGTGGATTTGGATTACCAGTTTTTAGTTCATCTAATCTACTTGAAATATCATTGGATTTACCAATCTTCACAGCAACCGATTTTTTGTCCAATATAAAATACACCTTCATAACATATAGTTTTCTTCTTTTACCTACGGATTATCGATGGTTGTTTATAACACAATATATCATTAATAAACATTTGGAAACTCCTTGGAATGCGCTGCGAAAGGCAGAGGTAACAGAATCATCTACGGACTCCAGAGTAAAGGTCGGATGCCACTTTGTTTGCGGTATCTCTACGTAGTTGTTCAATTTCTAAAATTGCTTCTTCCACAATTTCGGAAATCTTAGTGTTTGGAAATATTTTTCTTAGCATTTCCAACCGAGGAATCACATCATACTTAATTTTGTCCATTTGTTGTTACCACCGTGTTTGCGTTAGGTGTGACGAAAATAGTAGGTTCAACTTGATGATTTAAATCGTAAGAATATATCTTAAAAATCTGTACAGTCTTCCAATACTTGTTGTATATATAATTGATGAACAATACAGCAAGTGCAATGACTATGATAGACAAAGATACCAAAATTGAACCAACTAAAAATAATGCGTAAATATCTAAATCCATAATTTACTCCTTTTGTTTTTTACCACTTTTCACTTTTTTTGGAATTTTTTTAGTCTTATTACCAAAGATTCTGTCCCATCCTTCATCAAACTTGGCCTTGTCGGTTGGCCTTTGTTTTGATCCTTTACCACCATCACTCATTATTTTTCTCCATATGATACTTGTATAGGTCTACCAAGTACTGAAATTCTTTTGGCTGGTGTTCCGGATGCGGAAGTGTCGGTCCATAATACTCAACCAATTTGTTATAAAGTTCTAAAATTTCTTTGTCTGTCATAATAGTTACATCTTAAATTCTTATATATATTAGTATAAACACTAATAGGAAAACTCATGAACGTAATTAAATCAATCATTTCTTTTTTTCAATATATCATAAGTCGTGCATCACAATCTGAACTAGAGTTATACATTGAATCTAGAAAACCATCTACGATATCTGACGTTGAAAGACTTACTCGGGAATACAATCAAAGAAAACTTTTTCGTAAATTTGCTTAAATCTTAATACTTGACCAGGTCTTAAGCTTTTCTTTCTTGGCCTTTCTGGCAGCATTGACATTTGAATCGGATACAAGTCCTTTTTGAATCATAATGTCAATCATTGCCAAAAGGTCACCAGTCTCTTCCTCAAGTCTCTGAACATTGGTTCTTCCATTATATTCTGAATTAAATCCAAACCTGAATATCTTGGAAATAGCCTGTGTTACTTCAGCACACTCTTCCTGTGCAATACAAAAAATCTCTTTGGTTTCTGTTGTCAATTCACTCATTTGTTTTCATTTAGCAATACTCTAGTATCACTAGCTCCTTCTCTAATAAAATCTTCATGTATCTTTTGAGCTTCATTCAAAGAATCGGTTTTTTGTTTGGAAATGGGTTTTCCATCCATTTTTAATGTGATTAGCCATTTACCTAATCCGTCTTCTTCAATAGTTGTTGTTCTTAGATTCATAATTTCTCCTTTAAGCAATTAAATCAATAAAACGGTTTAACACAACACGGTTACTCAACTTATTGTTGGCATACTTAGAGAATGCCGAAACTAATCCTTTAGTTGTAGCATTTTCTTTGACTTTAAATTCCTCGTCTTCTATATCTTCTTTAGCAGATTTCAGTAAATAATACTCATCATAACCATTTGTTGCCGAACTGGTAAGAATTGTATATTTTTCTTTTCTAAATTTGGACAATATTTCATTTACGTTTGAACCGATAGGTAACAAACTATAAACATTACGATTGAATTCTCTAGGAGCAAGAATGTAAAAACCAACAATATTTGAATTTGTTCTGCATTTTAACAATCTAATTAAAGAATTGACTAATTCACGCCTATTATATAAATGCTGAACGATTTGTTGATGCTTTGTAACAGGGTCTCTCAGCACTAAAGTTGCATATTTTGCATCAGAATTTGTCGTAAGATATTTCATTCCGTTTCTATCAACTAATTCTTGATAGACTCCTTTGACGGAATCTGAATCACCATCAGTTAAAAATATAGTGTTGACGATTTGTAACTTATATTTCTTTTGGAAATGTGGAACAACGTACATAGCAGACACGACAGCCTGATTTAAAGGTGTTGATTGTAAATGGATCCAGTAAGGATATCCGTATCCTTCATCTTGACCAATATGACTGATAGCACACATAACACTTGCGGCATATGAAAAATCAGAAGCAGACATTCTACTTGAGAAAATATTCATCAAAGAAAAGTTATCAAGCGCTAAATCGCCTTCTTTAGGTTCTACGGTATAATTGTGAGCGTCTGAGGCATCAGAACTGAAAGCGTAAACTTCATAAGGAATGTTCACTTTTTTACAGAATAACACTAAACTGAACAATTGTTTCATTGTATTTGCCATGTGGTCACTCATAGATCCGGACCAATCTATGTACATTACAAGGCCGTGTGATTTTCCACCAGGAATTACTGTAATTTTCTTAAAAATGTCTTCGGAAAAGCGATAAGAATGAATTTTACTCATGTTCAATTCGCCGGTTTTTGAAATTGAAGCACGTTTCAGTTGGTCGGCGTTCTTTTTGAGCTCAAATTCCTTGACAAGATATGAAACAACCTTGTTCAACTCAACTCGGAGTTTTGCAAATGTTTTTTTTCCTGTAAAGTAAGGTTGTCCGGAATCAGGATGACCTTTTTTATACAAAGAATACAACTCTTTGTAGTCTAAAATACACTTTTCTATGTCAATTTTAGGAATATTTGCGTAGTGATAGTCTCTAGACTTCTCATCAAACAGTTGTTTTTCGTTTTGGCGAAATTTTTCATCAGTAAAAGACTTGATATTTTCTGGAATTCTGTCTTTGGTTGAGGAAATGCTTTTTTCCGAGTCAAAATCATCATCTTCTTCAAATTCGTCAAAATCATCCTCTTCAAATTCATTTAATTCTTCATCTCCTTCTTCATCCGCTAATTTAAACTGTTTGTGGAGCTCTTCCATTTCTTTTTTTCGCTCTTCCTCTTGCAATTTCATGTAATCCATGATTTTTTCAGATACATTAACGACATCCTGATAGGTTTCAGTTGACTCAACATCATCTAGCAACGCTTTTTCTATATCGGTAAACTTGATGCCTTGAGCCGGACCGCCTTTACAGAATAAATTGATACGATCAATCAAGTTTAACATATTTAAATTTGTGCCGGCAGTACCAAAAAAGTCACGATTAACTAATTCTTTGTAACCTTTAACAAAAGAATTGCGTAAACCGGGAAATTTGTTTTTGATTTTACGCTCGATACGTGAATCTTCAACAACATTCAAAATAGATAGTGGAATATTCCTAGCTTCATAAACTTTTTTGATTTCTTCCAAAGGAGTATACAAAGCATGGCCAACTTCATGACCCATAAATAAATCATAAAGTTGTGATGAGATGTTTTTATCTAAAATAGGAACTGTTAAGATTCGATTTTTCACATCAAATGAGGCTGTAGATACCGCACGTTGTTCAACTGTGAGGTTTTCAGTTGCCATCAATTTGGCAAGTATGGATTTTGAATCAATTAGTTCCATCTTTTTTCCTTAAATGTATAGCACCGTCAATTATTTTAATTTCAATCGTATCACCTTCTTTCCAACCGAATTTTTCATTCATCTCTGGAGGAAAGGTGAACATTACATTAGCCGAATCGTCGGGAATATCCTGAAATAAATCTTCATAATTATAGACTGTCATTGTGTTCCTTCAATTCTGAATAATTTTCTAAATCTTTCTCAAATTGAGACAATATAGCCCATTGGCGAGTAATATGGTCAATTTGATTTAATTGCTCTTGATACTCTGTAGGTTTTTGTTGTAATTTGTTGGTAATATTACTCATATACATTCTCTTTCTTAGGATGTTTAGGTCTTCTTATGTATTGTACACTAATTTTGTGCTTTTGTAAAGGCTTAATTGGTGTCCTGCAATGTGGTCGTTGTAATTTAACAACAATTGTTTCTTTTGTTTTCATTTTATCTTCTCATACTTGAAATATCCACTGCTTGCTCATCCGTAAACACAGGAACAGCGTTGGATTTGTGCATAGTTGCAATACCTTTGACCATACTACCCGTATAGACTTTAGGATCGGATTTTGTGGCAACACCTAGACCGCTATTTAAGGACGGATGGCGCACGGTTTCACCTCTAGGTGATCCGGACAATTTGTAGGACCAATTAGTGTTATCTATTTTAATAGGTTTTTGTGGAGTGTGAGAAAGCAGCCACTTTTCGTATTGTTCACGACTGGCTTTAGGAACTTTCTTTTTCTTTGACTTAGGTGTTTGACCATAAATTAACATAGTTACTCCTCAACAACGGAATAACTATTATACTACGATATAAAGATTAAGTCAAGAAGTGTGTTGTTTTAATACAACGATTTTCTATTTTTAGGTTTATTAAATTTAATCAATTCTTGACCGGAAAAATCCATGTCGGTGAAATGCTTAAAATTTTTATTTTGCTTGAATTTTTTACTTTTCTTTTGTGATTGATTATAATCCTCAAAAGTGTCTCGGTCTTTACGAAACTTTCCTACAAATTTTGACACTTATTCCTCCTTTTAAGGTAACATTTTAGGAAAGGCTTCTTTGACAAACTTGTAGTCTAAGCCCTTCACGCATTGGTCCTTACGCAAAATACCGGCAATAACTTCCGCTTCTCTTGGCTCTAAGGATTCCAACATTTGTATGAGTAATTCGTGTTGTTTTTTAGGCGTTATTTTTTTAGCCTCTGTATGTCCTTCTTGAAACATCCACATTCTTCTTAGTTGATTGCTAAGTGTATCATGCGTAATTCCAGGTAATACATCGCTTGGTATTTTGTAATCTTCCGGAATATCTTTGAGTTTCCACTGGTAACCTGGATGAAATGTAAGTTCTAAAACTTTAACTAATGTTGCGGTAAGATATTTACCTATAACTTCCATTCTTTCTTTTTTGTTTTTAGCTTCTTCAAATTTATCAAATATTATATGTATCGGTGTCATTAAAATTCCTCAATAACTTCCATCAAATTAGTAAGTTTGTTTTCCACAAAATAATTAAACATTTTTTGTTTTGTAGCAGGTTTAATTTCTTCAAATGTATTTAGAATTTTCTCTTTTATGTCTTGTGGTATATAAGTCAAATCAATCAGTTGACGATTTCTAGTGAATCCTGATTTAGCTGACTCATCTTCCCATTGTGTCCAATTATTTTCCATCAATTTTTGTAAAATACCTTTAGTGATTGGTTTTTGGCGTAAATCATTAATAAAACAATCACCGGGAGATAATATATTAGGAATGCCATCACCTTTATCACCTTTAATGATTTTCTGTTTTAATTCTTTTAATGGTTCTTTAGACACCACATACTTACGCAAAGATGGATTGTATTGCTTAACATTTTTATATTGTTGCAATTGCAAGAAATCACCATCACTGGATAAGATTAGGATTTTTTCCTTTTCTGAGTAGATAGGTGTAATCGTACCAATGATATCATCAGCTTCTGCACCATCAATATCAACAACCTTGTATGGGAAATTTTCTTTGAGTTCTTTTTTAAATTTGGCAAGCATATCAAAAATTAGATGCCAATCCAAATCCGATTTATCTCTAGCTTTTTTGCGACCAGACTTATAATAAGGAAAACATTCTTTACGCCAATATTTACGGTTATCACAACATAATACAACTTCTCCGTATTCTTCACGGAAGTTCTTTACGTGGGTCCTGATAATGTTTAGTATCATATGACGTATCAAGCCTTCTTCCAACTTAACGCCTTTTGAATTGTTTATTTGTGCCATCAATCCCGACAACAATACTTGGTTTAAATCAACGAGAATCATAATAATCTTTCAGTAAGAACTTATATTTTAACACATACTTTTGATATTGTCAAACATTTCGTTCATTATTTTGTCGGATTTTGTTGTTTTTTTAACAAATATACCATACCAGTTTTCTGGTATTAATGAGGAAATGTATTCCCTAGGTTCTGAAAATATGGCATCAAATTTATCGGTGTCATAAACTTTACCTTTTTCATCGTTCCATTTAAATAATATTACGTGCCAAGCGGAACCAACGGTTGTTCCTCCTATGTACTCAAGATTTTCTTTATATTTTTCACCTGTCACTTCCAAACCATTTTTAATTTTATCGTGAGGTAGAAACTTAATCATATCTACATCTGAACTCAATTCTTTTAAAAAATCTAACATTGTAATCCTTTAATGTGTGATTTTCTCACTCTAACCATAATCCATGTATTATAATAATCATCACTCTCTAACGCACCTTTAATAAACTGTTCTTTAGCTTCCAAATATCCACATTCACCTTTAGATTTGCAAAGATATAATATTTCTCGTTTAAATTTGTCTTGTCCCAATTCCAATACATCTTTACTCACTTCAGCATTGCTTCCGTAATAATTTTTCCAATCCGAAGTAACTTTTATTCTTTTCTTTTTACCTTTAACTTGTTTGGTTTTAGATGAATAGAAGAATTTTTTCCCAATGTATTTTCTGCCTGTTTGTATATTAGTTATCAAATATACAAATCCATAATTATCACTAATTAAATCTTCAGTAAAGTCTTTATTATTGTATATCCAGTTTATTCCCATTCCTCTTTCTCATCAAAGTCATCATCCTCTATATAGTCTTCAGATAAATCTTCAATGACTTCTCCGCAAAATGGACAATATTCAGGTAAATGTTCCGATGTTAATTCTTGCATATAAATTACGTCATAACTAGATTCACAGTTATGACATTCTCCTGTTATTTGTTTTTCCATTATTATACCTTTTTATTTTTTTAACCAGTCTAGGTTTAGTCTGTTTGGATGTGGTTCATACCAACCTTTACCGTTGTATATATCCAACACAGTTTGAAAATATTCTTCATATTTTTCTGCAACAACATCAAGTGTAAAATTTCGCATAGCAAAGCCTCTACAATCTTGTGGCTTTATATTATCTATGTTTTTTGCTGCCCAGCAAAATTGGTCAAACGTTCTACACCTATAACCTGTAACGCCATGTATATTGTTTTCTGTAAAAGAACCCCAATCTGTCGTAATTGTAGGTGTACCAGAAAATAAACACTCTACTTGTACACCACCAAAAGGTTCAACATACAATGAAGCAACAAATGCAGCTTTAGCATTAGCCATTAATTGTTTTCTTTGTTCAATTGTTGCATAACCAAATTCAACAACATGGTCAGGAACTTTAGAGTAACCCATGTCTTTTAAACTATTTTGTCCTGCAATGACTAAGGGTATTCCAAGTGTTCCAGTCACTTGTTCGGCAATATGTACTCCTTTGCCTTCAAATACTCTACCAAGGAATAAAAAGTAATTCTGTTTTTGTTCAGGTTGATAAAGAAAATCATCTTCATCAAAATAATTTGGTATAACAGCTTCATACCAGTCTTGATTACAATAACCTACGCCATTAAGTCCGCAATAAGCATGGTAGATAGCGTAAGATTCAAATATTTTAAAACGAGCCCAATGGCCACCAGCATAACCAATACCTGGTTCAACAACAATCATGTCATGTTCATGTGCATCACAAACAGGACGAACACCCGAACCCCAAAAAGGAAGTATGAAGTCATTTTTTTGTTTTCTTTTGCCTACTTCTATAATAGCATTTTTGTAGAATTTTTTATAAGCATAATCATTAACATCAAACTTAAAGAAGTGTTTGCGCCAGTCGTGGTCACCATAAGTTTTTTTCCAATCTTTGGTTGAGAGTACGCTAACGTGTTCAGTACACTCCAAATCCGATTCTTCGTGGCCATAGTGAATCACGGTATGACCTCTACGTGTCATCATCTTACCAAACTTGACTACTTTTTGTGTATATGCGCAAGCGTTGTATTCTTTTGATGATATCGTATGAGGTAGCCCCAATATATGAAATCTCATAATGAAATCAATTACCTTTTATTTTTAAAAGTCCAAAAAAATTAAAAAATTTAATCCATAACCAACCAATATCAAGTTCATACCATTTATCAGATAGTTTTGAATTTGCTGGTTTGTTATGATGGTTATTATGTAGTTCTTCTCCGCCAATAATTATTCCCCAAGGAATAATGTTGTGTGATACATCTTTAGTTGGCCAATTTCTATATCCAAACCAATGTCCAACACCGTTTATAACACCTGCAGCCCAAAATGGAATCCAAATCATTTGTATACCCCATATGAGAAGACCTAAAAGTCCAAATACTTGGAGATTTATCCAGAGCATAATTAATATACCAAGAAAATTATATTTTGTATATATATTTTTTTCAATCCAATCGTCTGGTGTTCCTACACCAAATTGTTGTATCATCTTTTCATCTTTTGCAGCTTGCACATAATATTTAACTCCAGTAAACAATACATTCCAAATTCCATATGTAACTGGAGAATGAGGATCTCCTTCAACATCTGTAAACGCATGGTGTTTACGATGAATTGCTACCCATTGTTTTGTGACCATTCCTGTTGTTAACCAAAGCCAAAATCTCATAAAGTGACTAAGCACAGGATGAAATTCCAATCCTTTATGTGCTTGGCCACGGTGTAGAAATACTGTTACACAAATAATTGTTATATGTGTAAGTAACAACAAATATATTAATGAGCCCATACTTCATCCCAATTTCCTGTTGTCGCTCCTTTAGCATAGTCTGTGGAACGATTCTCAAAGAAGTTGGTGTGTGTTGGTGCATTAATCATTTCTTCAACCCATGGTAAAGGATTCTTTTTCACTTTAAAAACACCTTTAAGACCCAAAGAAATCAAACGTCTGTCCGCAATGTAACGAATGTACTTCTTAACATCTCCAGATGTCAATTCTTCCATAGGACCCATTTGAAATGCCAAGTCAATGAACTTGTCTTCCAATTCAACCATCTTTTCAGCAATAGTATATAAACGACCTTTCAATTCATCATTCCATATTTCATTGTTTTCTTGAATATAGGTTCTAAACAATTTAATCATGTTTTCTGTATGTTGAGTTTCGTCAACAATAGACCATGTAACAATTTGACCCATACCTTTCATTTTACCATGTCTTGGAAATTTCAATAACATAATGAATGATGAGAACAATTGCATACCTTCAGTAAAAGCTGAAAATGTAGCAATGTGTGTTGCTGTATTTTCTTTTGTTGAATTTTTACTTGATATGTTCATCACATAATCATGTTTCTCTTTCATCTCAGCATACTGCATAAACTCATTGTATGTTGTTTCTGGTAAACCTAGTGTTTCAATCAAATGTGAGTAAGCTGCAACGTGAAGTGCTTCTCTTGCAGCAAACCCAAGCAACATCATACGTATTTCAGGCTGGGGGAAATAAGGAAGATAATTATTAACATATCCACCGGCAACATCAATATCACCTTGAGTAAAGAATCTGAAGATGTGTGTAAGGAATTTCTTTTCCTCATTAGTAAGTTTCTTTTTCCAATCTTTTTCGTCCTCCAACATAGGTACTTCGGTATGCAGCCAATGTGACTGCTCATGCTTCAACCATGCCTCGTAAGCCCAAGGATAGTTAAAAGGTTTAAATGAAGTTCTACCTTCAGTTATATCCAAATTAATTTTTTTAATCATTCGCCAACCCACTCCTTTAGTTGTCTAGGTGTTTTTACACCACTTACTCGGCTGATTTCGTTGTTACCATCCATTAATATCATTGTAGGCAAATTTCTAATGCCATAATCATTTGATATTTCAACATTTTTATCTACATCAAAAACTTCAATAGGAACTTTTAACTCCGCTCTATCTAAGTTTTCTTTCAGTTGTTTACATGGATTACACCAATTTGCAGTAAATCTTAATATTCTTTTCATCTACTTCTCCATTAAATAATTTTTATGCTACTGTAAAAGATGATCCACATCCGCAAGTTGATTGTGCATTTGGATTTTTGATGACGAATTCACTTCCCATTAAACTCTCTTTATAATCTATTGTTGCACCAATCATATATTGCATACTCATAGAATCAACTAAAACCATTAGTCCTGGTTTTTCAATAACCCAATCATCTTCGTTTTTTATTTCGTCTAAAGTAAATCCATATTGAAAGCCAGAACAACCACCACCTTGAACAAACACACGCAACATGATATTTGGATTATTTTCTTCTGCTAATATATCTTTTATTTTTGCGTCTGCTGATTCGGTAATTTCAATATCCATTTAACCCTCACAAGCTATACAATCGTTACCTTGTGCAATTTGTGTCATATCAATTTCTTTAATAACCTGTCTTTCAATTTTTTTTGAAACTTTATCGGCCTTACCAATCTTTTCTGAACGGCAATAATATAAAGTCTTCAAACCTTTTTTCCATGCCATGAAATGGATGGCATGAAGGTATTTAATGTTAACATCCGGTCTAAAAAATACATTCAATGATTGTGCTTGATCAATATACTGTTGACGGTCCGCAGCAAGGTCAATGACCCATCTTTGGTCAATTTCCATGCTGGTTTTGAATACATCTTTATCGTGTTCTGACATCCAATCTAAATGTTGAACAGAACCATCATTTGCAATAATAGAAGACCAAACATCATCATACCAACCTTCTGGTTTTTCATTTGATACTTTAATAATTAATTCATCCAACCAACGATTCTTATTTAAGTGAGAACCTGATAGAGTGTCTTGGCGATAAGCGTTTGCCCGATAAGGCTCAACACTGGGACTAGTATTACCCATGATAATGGAAGAACTAGCATTAGGAGCAACGGCCATAACATGACTGAACCTATTACCAGTACCGACAGCATCAGGAGCTTCACCTCGTTCAGCACCAAGACTTTTGTTTGCTTCGTCTAATTCCTTCTTAATGTGTTTGAATATTTGATTGTTCGTGACTTTGGCAACGACACCTTCCCAAGCAATTCCATTACGCTGTAAGTAAGCATGAAAGCCAAGTGCGCCCACACCGATACTACGCTCACGAGATGCAGAATACTTTGCTCTGGCGATTTCGTCAGGTGCATTATCAATAAAGAGCTGCAATACGTTATCAAGCATTTCCGCCACATCCCTGAGGAAGTTCTTATCGTTTTTCCAATCATCATAAGTCTCCAAGTTTAATGAAGATAAGCAACACACAGCAGTCCTATCTTTGTCTGTCGGCAAAATAATTTCAGAACAAAGATTTGATTGATTAATCTTCAAGCCTAAGTCTTTCAAGTGTTGCGGCATCATTTTATTGCTCGTATCAATATAGTGAATGTATGGTTCACCTGTGTGCATACGAAGTTCAAGAATCATTTGCC